AAACACACGCAGGCGGGCCTAGGTTACCCCGTGCCCGCCTGCGAGAGACATTGTATCAGTTTAGCGAACGAAAGTGAAGCTAGTGGGTTACAAACCACTTGAAGATCTGGTATGTGCCTACGCACAGGGCCACAATCACGAACGCGCCTACCAGGAAGTACCAGAAGTAGAACAGGGTGATCACCGCAACGATAGCGATGGCCACCCTTGCCGGCACGGGAAGGGCCTTGAACAGTGAAAGCGCTGATTGTCCGATGGGTTGGAGCGACATACCTACCTCCTGCGTGTTGCGGCCAGTGTAGCGCGCTGGCGTTACAGGCAGATGAAAGCGACTCGCCGACTCGCGTGACTCGCGTAAACTTGCAAGTGATTATGTCTTGCACGTTTGCCCGAGTCGTGCGAGTCGGCGAGTCGGCGAGTCGTCACTCTGGATCGGCCTCGTTAACAAACCAGCGCCCCCCCGCGCCGTTGAAGATAAGGGCCGACTTCTTCATCTCACCAAGCAGGCGCGTTGTGCCGCCCTCGTCGCGCTTCAGAATGAGGCTAATCTCCTTGGGCTTCAGGCCGGGTCGGTCTTCCAACAGCCCCAGCACGTCGCGCCGCTCCGGGCTAAGCGGGGCTTCTGGCGCATCGTCAGAGGCGTTCCACTGCGCGAAGCGCGCATCCCAGCGCAGGGTTAGATCGCCGTCGATCTCGATGTCGCGGCCGGTCATCAGGAAATCGGCCGCCCCCTTCTCCAGCCGGTTGAGGCGCAGCGCCGCATAGTTGTCTACGCCGCCCGTCAGGCCGGTTGAGCCGCTGGCATCGTCGATAATGTCTGAGCCATCGGCCTTGCGCGAGTGGTGAATCAAGACCATCGCAATATGATGATCGTGACAGAGATTCGTTAGGGTCTGGGTGAACGCCTTGTCAGCTTCGTAAGGGTCTTCATAGCGGGCCTTCCGTGGTCTGATGCCTACCAGGGTATCGACAATGATCAACCTGGTGAAGGGGTGTGCCTTCAGGTAATCACGTAGCCAGGTTTCAAAGCCCTCGCCGATACGTGGCCAGCGCGTGGCAAACTGAAAGCCCTGCGGCGGTTCGATATCAGGTGAAACCACGTGCAGCCGCTTGTGTAGCCGTTTTTGCCCCATCTCCAGATCAATATACAGCGTGTCGCCCCGCTGCGCCTGGTAGCGCCCCAGGGCCCGGCCGCCGGCCGCTACAGCCCACGCCAGATTGAGGGCAAGCCAAGATTTGCGCGTCTTGGGCTTGCCTGTGATAAGCATCGTCCCCTCGGGCAAGATGTCTTCGATCACGAAGTTCGTAGGGTCGAACGTGTAGCGGTAGAGCAACCGAGCAGGGACCACGGCCTCTTCCCAACTGGCCTTAGGGGTAGAGGCGTCTTCGGTGAGGGCAACCATTGCGCGCAGCTCGTCAAAGAGCGCGCGTATGTCCCCTCCCTGCCGTGCCCGTATCTCCATTTCGGCGCTCAACTGAATCACCCTGCGCTGCGCCGAAGTCTGCACAACCCGCTGCGCGTAGTACAAGACGTGAACCGAGGTGGGTGTTTCTGTGCTCAGCTCACCTAAATAGGCCAGGCCCCCCGCGCCCTGTAATTGGCCTTTGTCCTCGAGTTGGCCTTTCAGCGTTACGAAGTCAGGCGGAACGCGCCTGTCGACCAGATCGAGGAGTGCCCCATAGATGATTCCGTGTCGTTCCAGGTAGAAATCCTCGATTGAGAGCACGTCGCGCACAGCTGTGATAGCGTCGCGGTCAATGATGCACGCCCCCAGGACGGCGCGCTCTGCGGTTAGGTCGTAGGGTGTGACGGGTTCCATTGTGACTCCAAAGAGTAAGCGCCGGCCCCCAGCTGGGGGCCGGCGCTAGCGGATTAGGGCTAAAAGGGGATGTCGCGGCTGTCGTTGTCGTCCTCGAGGGCGGTGGCCAGAACGGGGGCCTCCATCGTGATGTCTTCGTAATTGCGCTCCAGCCAGGCCCTCAGGGCAACCAGTTCTGCTTGGTACAGGCGCGTGAAGTAGGGCTCGATCGTCCCCTCCCTATCTGCATAGCTGCCCTCGGGCGCTGCAAAGAGCAGCATTGCTTCACGGTCGGAGAGGAAACGGACTTCAACCAGGGCGTCCATATTGAAGACACGGTGCCCGATGCGTACGAGCCTCATCGCTTGGTCCTCCAGTGCGGCCCGTGTGGGCAGTAGGCGAAGTGGGTCACTGCGTAGCGCTGGCCATCGATGACTCGCAGGTGGGCCAGGTCGAGCGGTACGGCCCTGTCGGTGCTCGTCTTCCCCCAGACGATCGCGGCGCCGCAGCTGCGGCACTGCTGCGGCTCTGCGCCAAGGGGAACGGGGTACTCGCCAGGCGCTGCGGTGTCAAGAAACGAGTGTTGCTCCTGGGGGCGTGTGATCAGCTTGCCCATCACGCGCGCCCCTTTCGCAGCTGGCGCCGCCACGCCAGTAGCCACAGACGACACGGCAGCCATCCCCGCGAGCGCACCACAGCGCGCCAGTGTGCTTTCCCTCGCATCACGCCACCTCGAGGGTAAATTCCGCCGGCCGCCGGTCGCGGGCCCGCTTCACGAAGCTGCGCCACTCGCAGAAGTGGCGCAGCGCGGTGTGATTGCGCCGGAACGCCGATCGGCGCCGCCCCTGCCTGTAGTAGGGCAGGTTGCCTGCGTACAACCCCCCGGCGTAGCCCTTCGGCACATCAATGCGCAGCCGGTAGCAGCGCCGCGCCAACTGCGCGAACGGCGCCGGGGCGTAGGGCGCCACGGCCGACAGTGCCGCGCTGGCCTGCGCAGCGTCGACCATACCAATAGCACGGGCGTCGAAACCGTCCCACCCGTCGAAGTCTTCCCACTCCTGCTCCATTGGGCTGCTCCTTCCGAAGTCTGAACCATCGCCACTGACGGCGAGTGTACTACTTCGTGGGTCACTTGTCAATAGCTACGGGCAGTGACCGACCGGGTTGACTTTTCAACTAGGGGGTGATACACTTGCGTACAACGAAGTCGTACGAGATAATGGAAGGGTGAAAGTTGTGAATAGTCATTTCCGCGTCCTAGTAGCTCAAAAAGAACTGCGCGAAAAGCGCCGCATTGGTATCCGCGTGATCGTGGAAGAGTGCGGCGCTTCGCGGAGCGCAGTCGAACGCCTGCTGAACAACACCATCAAGCAAGTGCCGCTTGATGACCTCGCATCAATTTGCGAATGGTTGAACTGTCAGCCAGGCGACATCCTACGTCTCGAGCCCCTACCCGAAGAGTTCATCCCCCAGACGGCCTAAACGCAGCGCAAAGCACCGCCTAACTAGGCGGTGCTTTGCGCTCTTTGGAGTCCCGGAAAGGGGGTGATGCCTGATGGAAGCAGCGGCGCTGCTTTGCTTGGCGGTGCTAATGGCGCTGCTAGCGGCGGGGCTCGTCGTGACGATGATCGCAATGGACGAAGAACGCAAAGAGGGCCCGCGCTGGTAGATGCCAGCCGGGCCCACGGCCCTGATGTCGAGTTCAGAGCAGCCCTATTGTAGGGCATCAGAAAGGGTAATTCAATGGCTACGGCTACGACAAAGGCAAGGGGCGGTTCGGCGGGGGGGAAGCTGGTGAGCGTGGCTAGCTGGTGCGTGGCGGTCTACACCACGGCGGCGTTTATCAGGCCCCTGGCCAATGTCCCCAACATCGCCGACATCATCTTGTGGGCCGCCCTCCTTCAGGCGGTCTTTACCTGGGGCGAGAGCGCCATCTGGAAGGGTCAGGGCAGCTGGTGGAATTACGCCGTGCTCGTGCTCGATACCCTGACGAATATCGGCGGAATCTTCTTCCTGGTGACCAGGCTTGACCAGACGGATACTTGGCGCGCTTTCAACTCGGGCCTGAGCACCTCGGGGGGCCTGGCGCCTATGGCCGCCCTGCTCGTGTCAGCCGCCCTGGGCATCCTCGTCGCGGCCGCTCCTGAGTTCCTCTGGAGGAAGGGCTGATGACGCTCTCAGATTGGCTCACCGTGGTCTCTCTGACCTTCGTGGTCTACGCTGTGGGCAAGCACGGCTTCGACGTGTGGATCGCCCCCCGCCTCGCCCCCAAGGGCGGGGACGAGGGCGAGAGTGTAAAGAAAAAGCCGCGTTCAGCGGCGTTCAGGAAGCGTTCACAGCGTTCAGACGTTCAGAACGCTGTGAACGCGGGTTCAGGGCATCAGGACGCGACGGCGCCTACCGTGAACGTTCAGAACGTTCAGGTTGCGCCGTCTGCGCAGACGGTTCCACCTGGTGACGCTGGCCAGCCTAGCGACGGCTTTACACTCTCGTCTGGTGAACTGGTGCAGCTCGCCGACGCACTACACCGGCGACGTGAGGGCGCGACGGTCGAGGAGGCGGTCTCTCGGGCCTTCAGCGTGACGAAGGGAGGGTCCGAGGGGTGGAAACGGGCAAAGGCCCTCTTCGACGCCGCCACAGCCCTGCCAGGATCCGCGCCAGTCGGCACCTACTCTGCGCCTGCTGCGCCCAAGCGCCGCAGCGCTCACCGCTAAGGGGGAACCGTGGAAGAGTACACCACAGACCTGCAGAAGGCCATCACGCTTGCTGCCGTGCTCCTCATCGCCCTGGGTGTGTTTCTGGGTGCCGCGCAGCTCGATACCGCGATGCCCGCGACGGCTGTAGTTCCGACAATGCAGCCCACCCCGGCTCTGGTAGTGCCTACGGCGCGCCCGCTGGCACCGCGGTCTCTGCCCACCCCGGCGACGGTTAACATCTACAGCGGCGGTGATGTGACCTATGTTCACCAGGACGTGAATGTGTGCATTGGGCTCTGTCGCTGACGAGCTGGTGACTTCGACCTGGTTGAAGCCGCCCCGATCGGGGCGGCTTCACTGTAGAGAGTCATAGAAGAAAATAATGAATCTCTCTTTAGTGATCTACATACGGGTGAGCGATGCGCAGCAAGTGCGCGGTAGCTCACTGGCAGATCAAGAGCGCGCCTGCCGAGCATTCGCGGCCGCGCACGGCTATAAGGTGGCCAGGATCTACCGCGACGATGGGCGCTCCGCGTTCAAAGACGACGTGCGCCACCGTCCCCAGTTCGCGCAGCTGCTCGCCGACGCGGCCAGCCGGCGCTGGCAGGCGGTGTTAGTCTACAAGCTGGACAGATGGGCGCGCCGGGCGCGCATCTTCCACGCCACGCGCCACCAGCTGGAGCAGGCCGGGGTGCAGCTGCTCTCCTCGAGTGAGCCGAACGACTCGAGCGCGGCCGGCCGGTTGAGCTCGGGGATGTTGGCCGAGTTCGCCGAGTTCTACAGCGCGCAGCTGAGCGAGCGCATTAAAAGCGCTGCAGCAAGCAAGGCGGCTCGGGGGCTGTGGGTTGGGCCGCCTCCCTTCGGCTATGAGCTCCGTGATCGCCAGCTGGAGCCGGCCCAGCTGTGGTTGTGGGTCGTGTTCATCTTCGTAGCCTACCACCAGGGCGCCAACACCACCACGATTGCGCTTGCCCTGAACGCGGCCGGCGTGCCGCTCCGCTCCGGCAAGCCCTGGACTAAGGACAGTGTTTTGATGGTCCTGCGCAACCACGCCTACACCGGGCGCGCCGGGGGTCGGGCAATTGCAGCCTACGACGCCGCTCATAAGCCCCTGGTGACGCCTGAGCTATGGGGGGCGGTGTCTCTACGTCTGAGTGAGCGTAAGAAGCGCCCACAGGGCCCGCGCCGGGGCCGACGTCCCGCCCCGCTACCCTTCGTGGCCCGCTGCGCCCTGTGCGGCGCGAAGATGCACCGCTACAGGTCGGAGAGCGCGCCCTATCTGCGCTGCTACGCCGCCGTGAATCACACGTGCCCCGCAAAGGGCGTGCCCCTGGACCTGGTGATCCACCAGGTCGCGCTACTCAGGCAGAGCGGTGCGACCGTGGCCAGCGTCTGGTTGAAGGCCCCACGCGGGGTAGAGCGGTTCGACTGAAAAAGGTTGGACGCGCCGGTTTGGCGCGTCCAGATGCCTAGAAAACTACTTTGGCGACCCCGATTGGGCGCCGCTTTGTTTATGGCACGGGGTCAACGCCGGGCGCCAGGGCCCAAACTGAGCCTGTCCAGCGCTGATCTGCCCCACCGGAGTTAGCCCAGATGCCGAATGCCCCTACTGGTACGGATATGGTTGTGTCCACACACCCGCCTGAGCCAAACGCACCAAGGTATAACGGCACATTGTTAACCCAAAAATGACTTCCGGCACAAAACGAAGTTGCAGCCCGTATTTGAATACGGTCTGCCCACACGGGGATATCCAGTTCAAAATATGTTAGTCCAGCTGCGGGATAATCTCCGCTCTGCGTTGGGACTACGTTCTCACCTGTAAACAACAGATGTGGAGATGTTGGTAGCTGCTCTTCGTCGCGAATATATGCAATAATTGGATATTGCCTATCTACCGCAGCTGTTACAACGGAACTACCAGATAAATCTAGCCATACATTTGTATCTAATTCCTCTCCACTGATGTAGCAGCTCGGGGCTGATGTTTGCACGTAGATTGACCAACCCTCCCAGCTGCTATCTGGGTCCAGGCCGATGCCGTCTTGCACCACGTCAGCGCCTGCCAATGGTTCCGCCCATAGTGCATAGCGGCGACCCTCTACGACGACCGTATCTCCTGAACCCGTGGAACCTGATGTATCAGTGGGGGGAGTGCCGTACTTGTTCGCCCGCATCAGTTGATAGATACGCCACAATATTCCGCGCACTGATGTGAGTGTCAGATCTGAGAAGTCGGGCCCTCCAATGCCCTCGTTTATCTTGGGCATATCGGCGCTAATTATCAAAAGGCGCTCATTCGTGAGTTCTGATGCAAGTATCGCAGTAGCTACCTGTCCGTAAATATCAGATATCGTGCGCTCATCAATGCCAGACAGCGCACGAGACAAAAATACCATACGGTCGCCGACGGTGATAGGCGTGGTAGGCGTTGGGTCTGTCATTGTTATTGCACCTGCACTTTGATAGCTTCGAGCTCACCGATAACAGAGCCGGCCGGCGCTGGCACCGCCGCCACCAGGCCACCGCCGTCCAGCGCCGCGACCAAGCGGTCAATCTGGCCAGCTACTGCGCCCATCATCGCCGCGTTAGCGATGCTGGATGCAATGAGGGTTCCGAGGATTGCGCCCTCACCTGTAGCGTTCACGGTGTCGCTGAAGAGATCCTCAACGATGCCGAAGATGGTCGCCGCGTTGGCCCCAGCTGAAAGGATGTTCTGGAGTGCGTCCAAAATGCTCGCCTTTTGGTCTTCCGACCCCACGCGCAGGGCGTTCACTACATCAGCGAGCTTGGCCGGTTCTCCGCCAATGCCGAACCAGCCCGCATTGATGACGCCCTGAACAGCCTCGAGCCGCGCACGCCAAGAGCCGTTATAGTCCAGGCCCACAGTAGCGGCTATGGCGCTGCCTGCGTCAAACTCAGCGCCCGTGTGGGCATTCTCGGCGAGCTGGTACAGCCGGTAGATCTGCGCCCGCATCGCCTCTGGGTAGATGACTTCTACGGGCGGTACTGCGGGGATCGTCGGGGTGACCGTGGTGATGCTGGTGGCTGGGTCAGTACTTGCGGTGTAGGCAGCCCCATTTAGCGTAGTGTCGAGTAGCCGGTAAACCCGGTCTATTGCTTCCGCGACGCCGGCTAATGTGTTCGTCATCAGCTTTTCCTCTAACCAAGCTGCCTCTTGATAACCGCGAAACCAACTTTCACGGTCATACCACGTATTCCGCGCCTGCATTATTTCCCACTGCCGCCGAAAGAATGGAATATCGGCCTTGGGAATTTCGAGCAGAACTACATTAGTAGCGTCATATGTGCTTGTCGGGAATACGTAGCCGCTCATTAACCCGCCCTCGGTAGGCTAATACAAATTCGTGAACCAGAGCGCTGGTACCCTGGTAGAAGTCGTCAAGCCAATCTGTCCCCCAGGTTCCGCCGCCACCCCCCCCGCCCCAGGGCCCACCGCCGCCACCGCTGCCCCATTGGCCACCGCCGCCGCCGCCGCCAAACGACCCGCCGCCGCCGCCAATGTCGGCGTAGAAGGCCCACGGCGCCCGCACGCGCACGCCGTCGAGCCCATCTGTCATCGCCGCCACGAATGCGGCTACGTCGGCGTTGTCGGCGTCGAGCTGGACGCCGGCGAAGTCCCCTTCGGCGAGCACCAGGTCATCACGGATAGTGGGCAGGGCCAGCACGTAGCGTTCCTGGGGAATGTTCGCGGTGCGGAAGAGGAAGACACCAGCTGCGGTCACTGGCGCCGTTCCTGGGGCCACTGGCGCGGTTTCTACCCAATCGGCAATCACGTTGTAGGTAATGAGTGCGGCGTCAACCAGGGCGGCCGCCAGGGGCGCCAGGGCAGCCGCAAACGACAGGGCCGTGTCTAACGGCAAGGCCACCCGTAGATGTACCTCGCACGTCGATTCGGCCCCATCGTTGTCACGGAACCTGAACAGAACCGTGTGCGACTTTTGAACCCAGGCCACGCTAACCTTTGCGCACGCGGCTCTGACGCCCCAGCATCGAACGGCGGTTCTGCTTGTAGCTCGAGGCCACGCCGGTGATGTCGGAACCGCCCGCGCCGGCCGGCTGGGTGCCAGCCAGGCCCAGCGTCATCGCGTTCACGAAGGCAGCCACATCGGCGTTGGTGCCATCGATGTCCTGGTTATTGGCCTGGAGTACGGACTCCTTGATACTGGGCAGGGCGATGCTGCTGCGCTGCCCCGTGGAGGTGAAGAAGTTGAACAGGCCCTTGTCTTCCACGTCGGACCGGGGAATGACGCCTACGGCGTCCTCATAGGCGCCGATAATGACGCTCTGGCCAGTGATGATCCCGTCCAGCAGAGGGGCAAGCAGGGCGCGCAGGGCCGTGGCGAATGTCACTGCGGCGGCCGGGAGGGTCGCGCCGGCGATCTGAACCTCCGCGGTAGACGATTTGCCATCGTTGTCGCGGACGGTGAAGATGATGGAGATCTGGGGCTTGGCGACGAAGGCCATAGAAGTTGCTCCTTGTGACGCCTGTAGGGGCGTCTCGTAGGCGATAGGTAGGCGGGCCCTACTTGGTATCGAGCCAGCGGGCGAGGCGCAGGGCACTGCCCTCGCCACCGAGGCCCGGTACGGCCACGCCGTCGACCTTGAAGACCGGGGCGCTGTTGTGATCGCGCTCCCAGGTCAGGATGTGCGACGCGCCATTGTGGGCGAAGGTGAGGGCCGGGGCGCCGTCAGCCATCGCCAGTTCGCCGAGCTCGGCGGCCGGGCGACCGAAGGTGCGTTCGACCAGCTTCGCGGTCTGCGCGAGCTGGTCTTCATCGCTGATGGACGACGTAGCGGCCACAAGGTCGTTCAGGGCCATAGGTTCGTTCTCCTGTTGTGAACTGAGGGTCATCTATCGCCACGCACGCCGGCCGGACGTGCGGTAAGCGCTATCAATGATCCGGGGGCTCGTCAAGCACGCGCCGTAGCGCTGCGAGCTCCTCGGTTGCGGTGTGGCGCTTCTGGCGCCGTTCTTCGTAACCAACTAAAACCCGTTTTGCTTCAGGCATACGACTCGTCAGATAGGCGAGTCGATCATCCCTCTCCCTCACCAGCTCGCGCAAAGCAAGCGAGCGGTTGCGCTCGGCCGCCAATTGGTCTTGTGCGGCCGTTAGGCGCCCGTTGGCGGCGTCCTTCGCCTCTTGCGTGATCTCTGTATTTCGCGCCAAGTCGCGCTTGACCCTCTCGATTAGGAGAGTGACCAAGGTGCCCAGGGCGCCAATGACAACAACGCCCAGGGCGGTCAACTGTGCGGTGATCTGAGGGTCCATAGGGGGGGCGGGCACGGGGGGTAAACACACGCAGGCGGGCCTAGGTTACCCCGTGCCCGCCTGCGAGAGACATTGTATCAGTTTAGCGAACGAAAGTGAAGCTAGTGGGTTACAAACCACTTGAAGATCTGGTATGTGCCTACGCACAG